CTTTTCTAACTATGTATATGGAGTAGTAATTTAGGGTAAAAATTAAAAAAGATAGAGAAATAGGGAAACTATCTGTGTGTGTATCAAAAAACTTTGAAAGGAGTGTGGACTTTATGGCTAGAAACAAATCGCTGCCTACAACTATTGATGCTACTAAAGTTGTACCTAGCCAGCGCTTTTATCCTAATGGTATCAAGGCTGACTTGCAGCCTGGCGATAACTCAAAGGCTTTGGCGGTAATCATGCAATTCAATGATTTGCCGGTGATAGACTTACACGATAGTGAAGCTGATCGTGATCGCATAAGACTTTATATGCAGATGTGCTATGAGAATGACTACAAGCCTACTGTATCTAGTCTTGCTGCTGTGCTGGGGTTTGATAGAATTACGCTTTACAACCTTACTCACGGAAAGATTGATAGCAACTATGCAAGCCTACCGACTTTGTCCCTTAACATAATAAAAAAAGCGTACAGTTCAATGGAACAACTTTGGGAAAACTATATGCAGAACGGCAAGATCAACCCCGTGTCTGGCATCTTCCTGGCAAAGAACAACTTTAATTATGTCGATAAGGTTGAGCATGTAGTTGAAGCCAAGGCGACTTTGAGTGAGGACGAAATGGAAAATCGTTACCTTACGACTTTGGCTGACGATGAGCTTTAAGCGATTTTCGACTTTCGACTTTGGCAGCCATAACAAGGCAAAAGCCACCCTGGTGTTGGGTGGCTTTAATTGCAGTAGTCCATTTGGTAAAACTTTTTGTGTTCATCAAAATTGGCCACGGCTAATTCAGTAAAGTATTCTTCTGATTGGGCATACTTTTCTTCCATGCCGAACATAAAGTTTTTGACGCACATATCTTTTTTGTAAACCCAGGCTTCATAGGTTTTGCCAAAAATGACGATGTCCATGCGCCACCCCCTACCCATATCATAGGTACTAGTCTTATAATTTGTTTTTTTCATTTTCATTACCTCCTAGCGCTTTAGCGCTTATGCAAGCCATAAAGCGACTTTTTCAGCGCTTATGCTGGCCAGACAATCGACTTTCAGCGACTTTCTGGCTGGCATAAAATCTGAAACAAGCGACTTTCTGCGACTTTCTAGCGACTTTCTGGCGGTGGCCAGGGCTGGTAGCTAGTCCAGCCCCTCAGCCACGATCTGCCGGGCTGCCCTGTACGCTTCGCCGGCGGTGAAATATGCCGCCACGCTGTACAGCCAGCCACCGGCGCCGGTTGTGCCTTCCCTTTCTGGCCAGGCTTCCACCATATACGCCCCAATTTTGGGGGCTGTCATGCGCTGGATTTTGCCGGAAAAAATAAGGCTATCAATTACTTTTTTATTGTTGTAATTGATTGCAACAATTAGGCCGTTTTCGTGAATTGTCATTTTTTCTTTTTCCTTTCTTTTAGTGTTCATTTCACTGTATAAGCCCGTAAGGGCTTTTTTTAACCGGTTATCCGTCCGGCTTCGGTGATCTCAAAATAATTGATTGTGCCGCCGGTTGCGTTCAGGTTGTAAACCCTAAACAAGCCGTCACGGCCTAATTTTACAACTGCCCTATTAGGTGTTGACATGAAGGCATTTTCACGCCAACCGCCAGCCTTTGCGACCTGTGCGGCAATTCTGATTTTATCTTCTGGCAGCGTGCCGCTGTAGGCTTCCAGCTCTTCAATGTGGCGATCAATTAAGCCACGCAGCGCCGGCGATGTTACAAAATCGGCGATCATGCCGGCAATTTCGTGCGCTTTTTCGTCAATATAATTCTCTTTGACTTCCTGGAAGGCTGCCGCCTTGATTGCTTCATACTCTGCCGGGATTGGTACACTTTTCACAATTTCCAGCTTTTCGAAGTGCTGGCCGGTGATAATCTCAAAGGCTTTGAGAATGTCCGCCACGGTATAATGCAAACCCTCCAGCGCCTGGCGCTGCTTGTTGCTTAAACCATAACTAGCCATAACGGGGCGGCCGTCTGTCCAGGCTTCCGCCCGTTCAATGCTAGCGTCAATGTGTAAGGCGTTGGCGGCTGTGATTTCAACAATTGGAGTTTTAAGCGGTGCGCCGGTGCGCTTGTTTGTATAGCGTATTGTGCGCCGTTCACATCTGCCAATATCTGCAGTCATCAACTGGCCTTCTCTAGTAATAACATGTGTTCTTGATCTGTAATTATTCATTACGCCGTCATTGTTGGGCATGCCCATATGTTCAAAATATAAAATAGTCATTTTCTTTTTTTCCTTTCCTTCCGCTTTTGCGGTATAGCCTTATGGGCTTATATAGGGAAATGAACTATATTTCAAAGAACTATTTTGTAATATTGTTTTATTACAATACCATTGTACCATAATTTTATTACATTACAACAACAAAAACACGAAAAGTGTTCAAGTTTTGAAAAAATTTTACTATTTTTTTATTACTTTTATTCTGTCTATAATATGTGCATATTTTCGACAATATCAGCCACGCCGCCGGGCTTGTTTTGTGGGCGTGTGGGCGTTGTTTGCTGCTGGTGGTATTGTCTACCTGGTTATGATCTCAATGAACAGCGCCGGGCTTTTCTGGTGGCCTTATGTGCATACCAGACCAGGCAGCCACGCCGCCGCCGATTTGTTCATTTTATCGCTTGAACACGGCCGCCCGGTTGATCGGCTGCTGGTGGTGTTGGCCGCTACAGGTGGCCGTACCCCATGGGGGAAAGGGGCAAAGCAATAAGGGGCGGGGTTAGTGCTTTGAATATCCGCCAAAAATAAAAAGAAAAAAGTAAAAAAAATTGTTGACAACCTCAAAACCCCTATGCTAACATAAGGGTGAAAAGAGAGGTATTGAACGATGAACGGAAAGAACACTATTAGACAGATCATTAAGGAACAGGGCATCAATTCAGCGAAAATGGCTAGAGCGTTAGATACCAGCAGACAGGTCTTGCACACCACATTAAGCACAGGTACTACGAAGGATATGACGGTGAACAAGCTGGTAGCCATGGCGAATTACCTTGACTACGATGTGATGTTAGTACCCAAGACGGTATCGCAGAACACCAAGGGGTATATCATTACCAGGGAGGAAGAAAGCTAATGATTTACGGATATGCGAGAGTAAGCACTAAAACGCAGACCGCCGGAACATCTCTGGAAGATCAGAGCGAGAAGATCAGAGAAGCGTACCCTGGCGTAGACGAAATCATCAGCGAACAGTATTCTGGGGCAAAGAGCAGGCCAAAGTTTAATGAACTGACGGCGAGATTATCAGAAGGTGACACGCTGGTGGTTACCAAGCTGGACAGATTTTGCCGGACAACGAAAGAGGGTCTGGAGTACAGTGATCTGCTGTTGCAGAAGGGTGTAAAGATACACATACTGAATATGGGGCTTATCGAGAATAACCCTATTGGGCGGCTGATCGTTACGCAGTTGCTGGCGTTTGCAGAGTTTGAGAGAGCTATGATTACCGAGCGTATGCAGGGTGGCAGAGCATATAAGAGAGAGAATGACCCGACATATAAGGACGGGCGCAAGGAAGTAACGGTAGATGTCGAGAGAGGGCGCAAGCTGTTGGCAGAAGGAATGTCAGTCAGCAAGATGTGCAAGCAGTTAGGCATCAGCCGAGCCACCTGGTATAATAAGGTGGCAGCATAAAGAATTATCACGGTGGTGGAATAGGTAGACACTTGAGAGCGAAACTTGTCTGCGAAGATCTTCCCGTAAACCTTTGGTTTCGTAAAAATCCACGGGCAAAGACAAGTCTGTAAGGTGCAAATCCTTACCCGTGAATAAATTGGCGGTTATTACCGATAAAGTGATGACCGCTTTTGTTTTGGGAGGTAATGATATGAGTATGGACAAAGTGCTAGCCGAGATCATGAAAAGGGTCAGAGCCGGCAAGGTGGAAGCGCAGTTATTCAGCGATGCGGTGGCGGTCTTTAACTATCTAGGCCACGATAAGACAAGTGATGATGCCAGGGAAATGTTTAAGATCATCAGCCATGCAGAGCCGAAAGACAGAGCAGAAATGGAATTGCTACTGAATACCAAGAAAGATTTGCTACTGTTTGAAGCGCCGTATCGGTTTGATGCTTACTTGCGGTATATCGAGTGGGACAGAGAAGAAAGTAAGAAGTTTTACCCCGCAAGAAAAAAGGCGCTATGGCCGGTAGTGCAAAGTCTGCAAGATTTGGCTGACGATAAGCTAGATTTGCTGGCGGTATCATTACCGCCTGGCGTTGGCAAGACGGCAACGGCAATCTTCTATCTGATGTGGCTGGCTGGCAGAAATCCAGAGAAAAGCATCATCGGTGCTAGCCATTCTGCTGCCTTTATGCGGGGCGTGTATGATGAGTGTCTGCGTATCATCGACATAGACGGCGAGTATCTGTGGCGTAAGGTGTTCCCTAGCGTACCGTTAGTCAGCACAAACGCACAAAATCTGCTGATTGACCTAGGCAACCCAAAGAGATTTACCACGCTAGAGTTTACAAGTATTGGTGCTGGCAACGCCGGTAAGATCAGAGCAGAACAGTTGCTGTACTGTGATGACCTGGTGGACGGCATCGAAACGGCACTGAATATCGAACGGCTGAATAAGCTATGGGAACAGTACAAAACAGACCTGACCCAGAGAAAGATAGCCGATTGCAAGGAGTTGCATTTGGCAACAAGGTGGTCTGTCCATGATGTCATAGGCAGATTGGCGCTACAGCACGAAGATAACCCCAGGGCAAGGTTTATCGCAGTACCGGCGCTAAACGAAAACGATGAGAGTAATTTCGCTTATGTGGGTGTCCCTGGCTTTAGCACAGAAGCGTATCATCAGCAGAGAGAGTTATTGGACGATATAAGCTGGAAAGCGCTGTATATGAATGAGCCGATAGAGAGAGAGGGTCTGCTTTACCAGGAAGCAGAGTTAAGGCGCTTCTTTGATCTGCCAGAGGGTGAGCCAGACGGCGTGTTTGCGGTAGTAGATACCAAGGACAAGGGGAACGATTACTGTGTTCTGCCGGTGGCGTATAAGTATGGCGATGATTATTACATAGCAGATTGCATTTGTGATAACCGGCTGCCAGAGTTTATAGACCCCAAGATCACTGAAATACTGTATCAGCATAAGGTAAAGCTATGTCAGTTTGAGAGCAACAGTGCTGGTGGGCGTATCGCAGAGAAAATAAGGGACGAATTGAAGAAAAAGGGCGGTATAACGCACATAACTACGAAATATACCACCGCCAACAAGGAAACAAAGATCATTGTGAACAGCCCATTTATCAAAAATCGCTTTCTTTTCAGAGATAAAAGCACATACCCAGCCAAAAGTGAGTATGCAGAGATGATAAAAATGCTCTGTACCTA